ATACTGAGCCAAATGAGGCTGACGCTCGTTTAATTGCTGCCGCACCTGAATTATTGGGGGCGTTGATGATGTTAGACATACGTGGTGGACTTGGGCTGCAAACGCATGAATACATACGCTCAATTATTGCCAAAGCTACAGGAGAACAACAATGAGGCGTGACTTTTGGCTTTCTGTTGCTGTGCTTTTGTATCTTTGTAATCTTATTGGATGGGTAGTTTATTGTGCGTATCGTTTATGGAGTCATACATGACCATCACACTAACACGCGAGGAAGCGCAGCAGGTGCTGGACTGCATCGTGCTGTCCACTGAATACAAGTTGGGAAACCCTGCTTACGAGCAAATGGAGGCATTCCTTTGCGCCAGACTAAGCGCACCTGAACCAAAAACTGATGTTGAGCTAATCAACCGAGGATGTCGTTACACAACAGAACTAACGCAGCCTGAACCGGAGCCGGTGGCGTGGGGTGAAGTTATGCAGCATTACTGCTACTTGCTGGACAACTTGGGCGATTTGCCAATACCAGATTTTAGAAATTGGTCGCACAAACAGTGGGAAAAAGGCAGCGCACTGTTGGATGCGAACGATTATTTTCGCACCGCCCCACCACAGCGCGAATGGCAAGGGCTGACGGATGAGGAAATTGAAGATGCCTGCTGGACGGAAGTAGACCAGCGCATGCGTTCATTTGCCCGAGCCATCGAAGCCAAGTTGAAGGAGAAGAACACATGAAGAATCTGAAATCAGTAAAAGACACGAACGACTTACTGAAGCTGTTATCAGAACTACCCAAACCCAACGAGAACAACACAGCCAAAGCGTTCGACGACAAGCCGAAGAAGGAATGGCACCGCGCTCCTTCAGATGTACGGTCTTCCGGGCGCGTCAATAGAACAAAAGGAAAATAATGGGCAAGCCCTACAAACGCATACTAACGATCGATTTCGAAACACGGTGGGACAGCAAGGAGTACACGCTGTCCAAGCTGACAACGGAGGAGTACATACGTCATGAAAAATTCAAAGCATTCGGTGCGTGCATCAGTGAGTTCGGCAGCGGCAAGCCAATCCAGTGGTACGGATACAAAGAGCTTCCACGAATCCTTGCTCTGTATGATTGGAGTACCACTGCCGTGCTTGCTCATAACGCTCAGTTTGATGTCTCTATCTTGGAGTGGGTTTACGGTTGTCACCCTGTATTTATTTTTGACACTCTCAGTATGGCCCGTGCTCTCAGGGGTGTGGAAGTTGGCAACTCGTTAGCCAAGCTCGCAGAAGTCTTTGAGCTGCCAGCCAAAGGACGTGCGGTGCACAGTACTGACGGGATGCAAGAGATCAACTTCGAGATCGAGAAAGAGCTTGCTGCGTACTGCCAGCATGATGTGTTCCTGTGCGAAGAAATATTCAAGCGCCTCTATGAGGGATACCCCAAGTCAGAGCTGCGCTTGATCGACATGACCCTAAAAATGTACACAAGGCCACAACTGGTGCTCGATAAAGAGATGCTGGTCAAGGCCATAGACGAGGAGAAGGAGAGCCGTGAAGCGCTTTTGGAGAAACTTGGCGTGGATGATGAGACGCTGGCAAGCAACCCTAAGTTTGCGAAGCTTCTTGTTAAGCTTGAATGTGCGGTACCGTATAAGAAAAGCAAGACGACGGGTAAGCAAACTTTGGCGCTCGCCAAAAACGACGCCCTGTTCCAAGCACTACTTCATGGTGAGCGAGAAAACGTACGCCTCTTGTGTGAGGCACGACTGCGAGTCAAGTCTACAACTGAGCGAACACGAGCGCAGCGCTTCCTTGACATATGCGAACGTGGAACCTTACCAGTACCGCTCTCGTACTACGGTGCCAAGTCAGGACGATGGACAGCAGCAAAAGGCAGCGCGATAAACATGCAGAACCTAAAGCGTGGGTCGTTTCTGCGCAACGCAATCATGGCACCCGAAGGGTACGTCGTGGTGGCGGGTGACTTGTCGCAGATCGAGCCGCGTGTGTTGGCGTGGATGTCGGACTACAACGAGCTGCTGATGATCTTTAAGTCGGGCAAGGATGCGTACGCACAGTTCGGCGCGCAGATGTTCAACATACCCGGCTTGAACAAAGACGAGCACCCTGACCTGCGTCAGTCGGCCAAGTCGGCGCTGCTGGGCTGCGGCTATGGGTTAGGCTGGGCGAGCTTCGCTACGCAGCTTCTGGTGGGCTTCCTCGGCGCGCCGCCTGTCCGGTACGACATGGCGTTTGCCAAGAAGCTTGGCGTGACTCGTGAGTACATCGACAAGTTCCTGTCGTGGGAAGACAATGTTGTCAAACTGGAAGCCATCCCGCACACCTGCACAACCAAAGAACTCTTGATTCATGCAGTGGCATCCAAGAAGATCATCGACATCTATCGAGCCACGGCGCACCCGGTTACTACCTTCTGGGACATGTGCTCAAACCTGCTGGTTCGCAGCCTTGTCGGTGGGGAAGAGTTCCGGTATAAATGTGTGACATTCCGCAAGGGGGAGATCGAGCTGCCCAATGGCATGAAGCTTCTGTATCCTGACTTGCGCCAAGACAAAGAGAAGAACTGGGTGTATGGCGAGGACGAGACCAAGCTGTATGCCGGGAAGATAACGAACAACATTATTCAGGCGCTGGCAAGGATTGTCATGACTGATGGCATGTTGCGCGTGAACAAGCGCTATCCCGTAGTTGGGACTGTGCACGATGAACTATGGACGCTCGCACCTGAAGAGGAAGCTGAAGAAGCAACGAAGTGGGTGTGGGATCAAATGGTAATGGAGCCCTCATACATGCCGGGGATTCCATTGAACTCAGAAGTCGGCTACAACCGACGCTATGGCATGGCTAAGAAATAAGGAGAAGCATTTGAACAAAGCAAACCGAGCGCGTAGAGCGCCCTTACAACCGTTCCCTCGAAGTATACGCGTGGGCAACAAGCGGTACTCGATCGATCTGATCGAGTCCATGCTGAACAAAGGGGAGATGGCAAAAGTATTTTACGAACAGGGCAAGATCGTCATCGGTAAGCGCAGCAGTTTGAATGGCCGTAGGTTTTCGAAAGCAAACTTGCGCGAGTCATTTTTCCACGAACTGGTGCACGCAATCCTGTATGACATGAATGCACACAAACTAAACAGAGACGAAGAGTTTGTAACTGAGTTCTCACAACGATTGTCACAAGCGCTTACAAAGGTTGAATTCACATGAACAAAGTCGTCTGGTCGCACAGCGCACTGAAAGACTACGAGGGTTGCCCTCGTCGTTATCAAGAGGTGCGCGTTCTCAAGAACTATAAGTTTCAAGAGACCGAAGCCACGCGTTACGGTACGGAGTTGCACAAAGCCGCCGAAGACTACATCAAAGACGGCACCGCTCTTCCGCAGCAGTTCGCGTTCATACAGGACATGCTGGACTCGCTGAACCGCAAGCCGGGGCGTAAGCTGTGCGAGTACCAGATGGCGCTGACATCTGACTTGAAACCTTGTGGGTGGAAAGACAAAGAAACATGGGTGCGTGGTATTGCTGACCTTCTCATAATCGATGACGAGAATCTGACAGCTTGGATCGTCGACTATAAGACGGGCAGCAACCGCTACCCAGATCGCGAGCAGCTAAAGCTGATGGCCTTGATGGTGTTCGCGCACTTCCCGCACATTCGCAAAGTGAATGCTGCGCTGCTGTTTGTTGTAAAGAACGACATGGTGAAAGCTTCGTTCTCTTTGGACGACGTTGACCCTGCGTGGTGGAACTATCGGGAGCGCATTGCCCGCATTGAACAAGCGCACGAGACAGGCGTCTGGAACCCACGGCCTTCGCCGCTGTGTCCGTGGTGCCCTGTCACTACTTGTGAAAACCATCCCAAACACTAGGAGGAAATATGCCGAAGTACAGAAAGAAGATTGATATCGAAGCAGTGCAGTGGTTCAAGGACGGCGACCATCACGCAGTTAAAGTATCGCTTGGTGACGCCACACTTCGTACAAGCAGGTTCGGTACTAACTTTGTCTTGAAAGGCGACTACATCGTCACTGACTTTGACAAAGGGTATTACGTTGTCCCGAAAGACGACTTTGAAGTTATGTATGAACTGGTAGTTGACACGGAGCAAACACCATGACCCGCGATTACAAGAAAGAGTACGCCGAATACCACGGCAAGCCAGAGCAGATTAAGAACCGCGCCGCACGCGTAAAGGCGCGGCGCATCATGGAAAAAACTGGGGCGGTACACAAGGGCGACGGTAAAGATGTCGACCACAGAGTACCGCTCAGTAAAGGCGGCGGTACAGGCAAGTCGAACCTGCGTGTACGCAGTGTGAAAGCAAACAGGGGAGATAAAAAATGATTTTTGATGAGTGGTGGGACTCACTCAGCGAAGCCGAGAGACGCCTTCTAGGCTTACACAACGCTCGTTTCTGTTGGTTAGAAGGGCACAAGGAAGGCTACAGAAAAGGGTGCGAAGAAACCCGTGAAGTTATTGGAGAAGCAAATGCAAATAGTAGATAACAAAGCGTTGCTGTTTCGCACTCGCAACCCAGACAAGTATCGAGTCATCCCTAAACACAAAGTGGTGAACGCGTATGAAGATGGTACGGCAGAGATTGCAGTTTACTGGGGGCTCGACGAGGCGCGGGTGCTCAAGAATCTTGGCGTTAAAGACGTTCCTTCGCCGATTACAAAGCGCTACAAGTGGCCGGGTAAATACAAGCCGATGGCGCATCAGATTGAAACAGCGGCATTTCTCACCCTCAACAAAAAGGCTTTCGTCTTTTCTGAACCGGGTACAGGTAAGACCCTCTCAGCGCTTTGGGCAGCCGACTATCTGATGCAGCTTGGCGCGGTGCGCCGTTGTTTGATTCTGTGCCCACTGTCGATCATGCACAGCGCATGGATGAGTGACTTGAACAACAGCATCATCCATCGCTCGGCCATCGTGGCGCACCACTACCAAGCTAGTCGCCGCATCGAGATGGTTCAACAGAACTACGAGTTCGTCATCGCCAACTACGACGGGCTGAACCTGATCGCTGACGAGATACGCAACGACGGCAGGTTCGATCTGATCATCGTCGACGAGGCCAACGCATACAAGACGATGACGACCAAGCGTTGGAAGACGCTGAACTCTTTGGTCACGCCGACTACCTACCTGTGGATGATGACGGGTACGCCAGCATCGCAGTCGCCTGCTGATGCGTACGGGCTGGCAAGGCTGGTCAACCCCAACGGCGTGCCAAAGTTCTTCACTGGCTGGCGCGACAAGGTTATGAACAAGGTGACGCAGTTCAAGTGGGTCGCCAAGCCCAGCGCCGCCGAGGACGTACACGAAGCGCTGCAGCCTGCAATCAGATTCACCAAAGAGCAGTGCCTTGACTTGCCGCCAGTGATCACGATGACGCGTGAGGTACCGCTGACGCCGCAGCAGGCCAAGTATTACAACCTGCTGAAGGAACGCATGATGGTGCAAGCAGCAGGCGAAACTATTACCGCTGTGAATGCCGCTGCTGGTGTGTCCAAGCTCTTGCAAATATCTTGCGGCGCAGCATACACAGACGACAAAGAAGTTATCGAATTTGATTCCGCGCCGCGCTTGTCTGTGCTCGAAGAAATACTGGAAGAGACAAGCAGGAAGGTAATCATTTTCGCGTTGTTCAGAAACACGATCGACACCGTACACACGCATCTGTTAAAGAAAAACGTAACGGCTGAGTGCATACATGGTGATGTCACTCCGACCAAACGCGCCGACATCATCCGACGTTTCCAAAACGAACCTGACCCTCGTGTGCTTGTCATGCAACCGCAGGCATCAGCGCACGGAATTACGCTGACTGCCGCCGACACAGTGGTGTTCTATGGTCCTCTGATGTCTGTTGAGCAATACACGCAGTGCGTAGCACGAGCAGATCGCAAAGGTCAAGACTCGGACAAGGTAACGGTTGTGCACATTCAAGGCTCGCCAATCGAGAAGCGCATGTTTAAAGCTTTGCAAGACAAGGTTACAGATCATGCAATGCTGACCAAACTTTTCACCACAGAAATAAACAATTGAAGAAAGGGGGTTGCAATCAAAACCAATTCACAGTAATCTGTCAAATCCTAGACAAATAACTAGCGTCAGTACGGTGGGACGTGCAGCCCGACAAGGGACGGACAAGGTTCGAATCCAAACGCTAGACCATAAGGAGAAGTGAATGTCAGAAGAAATGATTCCGCTTGATAAGCTTGCGAAGATATATCGCAAGATCAAAGCTGAGATCGACGCGCTGACGCAAGAGTACGACACTAAGATCGAACAACTAAAAGCTCAGCAAGACGAACTTCGCTTTGCAATGAAAGACCAGATGAAAGCGCTCGGCGTTAAATCGGTCAGCACTGCCTTCGGCACTGTGTCAATGATCAACAAGACACGGTACAGCACAGAAGATTGGGACTCGTTCAAGAAATTTATTGTCGAGAACGATGTCGTTGACCTTCTGGAAAAGCGTATTGCGCAGACGAACATGGCGCGATACCTCGAAGAGAATCCCGGCAGCGTACCGCCCGGATTGAACGCGTTCTCGGACTTCGAAATCCGAGTCACTAAACCATCCAAATAAGAGACCCTATATGTCAAACGTCACTCTATTTAACCCTTCGCAAGTACCCGCATTTGCACGCAACAACGAGCTGTCTGACACAGCCAAAGCACTGACCGGCAGCATGACCGGTGGTATCAAGCGCATCTCGATCAAGGGCGGTGTATTCCGTCTGGTGGCTTCCGGCAAGGAACTCGCTGCAATCGACGAGCGTTATCTTGATGTCGTCATCGTCAAGGCTGCACCGAAAGTCAGTCGTATCTTCTATGCAAGTCAGTACGACTCAGACAATCCTGCCCCGCCGGATTGCTGGTCGAACGACGGTGAGCGCCCAGACCCAACCGCACAGAATAAGCAGGCGCTGACCTGCATGAACTGCCCTCAGAACCAAGCTGGTTCTGGGAACGGTAACAGCCGTGCGTGTCGTTATCAGCAGCGTCTTGCCGTCGTGTTGGAGAACGCACCGAGCGGTGACGTGCTGCAACTCACACTGCCTGCTACGTCGATCTTTGGCAAGGAAGATGGCGACAAGCGTCCTTTGCAGGCTTACGCACGGTTCTTGGCGTTGCAGAACCCGCCAATCAATCCCGAGCAGATCGTCACGCGCATGCGCTTCGACACCAAGTCTGAGTCTCCCAAGCTGTTCTTCCAGCCTATGCGCTGGCTGACGGAAGAAGAGTTCAACATCGTGTCGCAGCAATCCGCGTCCGACGATGCGAAGCGCGCAGTCATCATGACTGTGGCACAAGCAGATGGTGTATCCAAAAATCCTTCTCTTGCCCTACCGGGCAAGCCACCCGTTGTTCAGGATGCGGGGGACGAAGAAGCTGAGGAAGCACCAGCACCCAAACCCAAAGCTGCGAAGAAAAAAGCAGCGGTCGTAGAAGAAGACGACTCAGAGCCAGAAGTTCGTAAGGAATCGGCCAAGCCTTCAGCCGTGCCTGAGAAGAAGTCGAAGCTGGCTGAGATCGTCGACGATTGGGACGACGAATAAGGTGCAACGAGCCCAGCGGGAGGTGGCGCATATAACACCCGCAGCGGGGGCTGGCAAATCCTTTCAGGTGCAGCTCCTATGTGCCAGTGACCCCGCACCTTTTAATGGAGACTTATGGCCTACTCACAAAAAATTATCGATGCAGTAGCTGCCGCCCCTAAGACGCCCGGCAACCAGTTAGGTCGCTGGGCGATTCACTTAGATTTCCCAGTGACGAAGATCGCCTATGCACTGGGCGTCACGCGGCAAACTGTTTACAACTGGTTCATCGGCAAGACGGACGTGTTTGTTGCGTACCAAGCTCGCGTGGACTTCCTTTTAAAAATAATGCAGCACTCTAAGACTGCTGACGAAGCATGGAGAAAGATATGTCAAGCGTACGACCTGAATCCCTGACCGACCGCGAACTCCTGAGCGGTGCGCTGCTGGTGTTTGAGCCTGATCAGGGCATGCCGATTGAATGGCAAAAAGAACTTATCCGCAGACTCGCCTGCCATGTTGAGAACGGTGTTGTACTCGTGAAGAACCACAACGACGCACCAGAACAACTGCGCCTGTTCGACTAATAAAACCAAAGGATCATAATGACTCCGCTTGATTTTCTTGCGGTTGTCTTGCCGTCTTCAGGGCATGGGCTTTATTGCGCCTGCGAGTTGACGGACAAGAAGGAGCACATCTTTGTTGATGCGCCGGAGCAGTTCTATCCAAAGGTCGACGCTTGGGTTGAGAATCGATACAACGTCTACTTCGCGCTGGCGACGTTTGATGAACGCGTTGCGGATATGGAGGGCAACCATGACAGACGCACCGCTGCGAACGCACGGTACATCAAGTCTTTGTTTCTCGATCTGGACGGGTACGAGTCCAAGAAGGAAGCCGCGAAAGCGCTAAGTCAGTTCCTGTCGAAGACCGGGCTCGATCTGCTGGGCATGCCGTACATCATCTCGTCGGGTGGTGGACTGCACTGCTACTGGCCGTTTGAGACAACCGTCACGATACCGGAATGGAAGCCGGTGGCCGAGAACTTAAAGCGCCTGTGCAAGCAGGAGAAGCTGAAGATCGACAACACCGTGACTGCGGACGCGGCAAGGATTCTGCGCATCCCAGAGACGTTCAATTTCAAAGACAAGTACCCCGCGCCGCGCCCCGTGCGCATCATGGCAGAGGGCGACATCTTTGACTTCGAGACGCTGGCGCTGCACATCGAGAGCCAACTGACGACGCTGCCGCCCGCAACCAACGTACCCGCCCTTTCCCTACCGGGGGAGAGGCCAGCAGCACCCACCCAGACCGCCGTGAAGTTGTTCGAGAACAGCGTGACCAAGTTCCGCACGATCATCGAGAAGACCAAAGCGGGTACGGGCTGCGGCCAACTGGCGTACTACCTTGAGAACGCTCAAGAGGACGGGATGGAACCGCTCTGGCGGGGGCTGCTGTCGATCGCTCAGAAGTGCGAGGAATCGGAGAAGGCCGTCATTTGGCTGTCGGAGAAGCACCCGTACGACCTCGACCGTATGCGCACCAAGCTGCGGGAGATTAAAGGTCCCTATCCCTGCACGAAGTTCGATAGCGAAAACCCCGGCATCTGCACGAGCTGCCCGCACTGGGGGAAGATCACGAACCCGCTGGCACTTGGCCGGGAGTACGCGGTCGAGACTGTCGAGAAGGTGATCGAGATCAACGAGACCACGGTCGTGCGCCCTGAGCCACCCAAAGGGTACGCCTACGGCAAAAGCGGTGGTGTGTTCTTGGAGAAGGCCGACGAGGACGCCAACGGCAACTCTGTCAAACGGCAGGTAATGTTGCTGCCCTACGACCTGTTCCCCGTAGACATCCTGAGCATCAACGGCGACCACATGATCCACATGCACGCGGTTCGCCGGGGTGAGATCGAGGTGATCACGTTCCCGCAGAAGGCGGCGGTCAGCAAGGACGAGACGCTGAAACATCTGGCTACCCAGAACGTCATCGCGTCCTTCGGGTCGGGCAACGACAAGAACCTGTACGACTATGTGCGCGCCTGCGTCGAGCGCATCAGCGTGGAGAAAGCCCCGATCAAAGTGCCGTCCAACTTCGGGTGGCAACCTGAAGGCACGTTCGTCTTTGCCGGACGCATCTA